AACCTACGAACACCGCCAACTACAACAACTTCACCTATCTTGCACATTAAAGAATGGCAGTCGTAGCTAGTCAGTTTTTTACCTGCATTGTTTTTAAATAAGTTTATGGTAAATTTAAAGAGGTCAACAAGAGGTGCAGGTCCACTAGCTCTACCACCAAATGTTTTAAGTCTAGCTCCTGCAGGTCTAACTTTACTGACATCATACGTGGGTATTTCACCTGCGTACAACAAAGCAATAAGCATACGTAACCCTTTAGCCCATCCTTCTTTAGAATCTTTAACGACTATTGTAGTGTCGCTTTTATACATCTTTTCAGGTATCTCAGGGAGCTTGTCAATATATTGACGTTCTACAGAGAAGCCTACACCAGTACCACATAACAATATGTACATAGCTTCATCAAAAGATTTAGGGTCATCTACAGGTAGATAGCTACAGTTATACCCTGCAGTGTTGTCTCTATCTAAAGCTAGTCCTGCAGTCATTAATGCCCTCATAGAAGGCATAACCTCTAGTCCTAAAATAGCTTGTTCTATGTCACGTTTGTCTTCTTTAGAGAACTTAACTTTATCGTGCATGTAATTTACATAACGAGATACAGTCTCACTCCACGTTTCTCTACGTCCTTCGTCTTCTAGCCAACGAGCATAACGAGAGATAGCTATAAAGTTTTGATAGTCTGTCGGTAGCATATTATTCATTTTGAGTCACCTTTATGTTTTTAATTTTAATTCCGTCTACGTCAAATAGTAGGTCTTCTAGTGTTTCTTGTATGCACTCACAATACCCTTCTTCGTCTATAGGTAAAATATTTTCTTCTTCATCTACTTCTAATACTGTGAATACTTTAAACTTCATTATACTAAATCCCTTAACTCTGGTGGTGCATAGTTTGGTCCTTTAATTACTTTACCGTCTTTTCTATATATAGGTTTACCATCTAAACCTAATTTGGATAAGTTACTGTTATGTACTCTAGTAAAGGCTACTTGCATTTCATTTAAACCTAAAGCTACAGCAGCTCCCGATAAAACATATTGTAAGTCACAAAGCTCTTTAAGTAGCCTAGATTTTTGTTCTGCAGTTACAGCCTTACCCCTTTCAATATCTACAATCATAGATGTAAACTCTTCTATTACTTCATTAGATTCTTCTTTAATAAGTTTCATTCTAAGTTCTAATAGCTTTGAAGTCCAAGGTGCATCTATATCGTGATTAAACTTTTGATGAAACTCAGTTACAGTATTCTCTCTAGTTGGACATTTCATATTCATTTATCAACCTTTTTAAATAATATTTACATTTCTTTAAATCTTCTATTGGTGCTCCTTTGTATGGATGTCTCCATAAGTATTTAAACGCATTTTGCCAACAGTAATGTGCATGGCTAGATGGTAAATTTGCACCGTCTGACATAGCTTTCATAGCTTCTATACACTCTATGCCTACAGTGCTATAGTGAGGTGGACTATTAACCATATCAGGATTACACACTTCGCAATCTTCATTTTGTAAATTTTCATCTAATTCTTCGTCACATTTATAGCATGTTTCTGTAGCCCATACATTATTCATATATATTATCTCCTAGAGTTAGTAAAGTTTAATTTAATTACGTTGCCTTCTTTTTGTAACACTTGAGGTTTATCTTCTACTAAAGTTTCTAACATGTCAAGTTGTTGTAAAGATAAATCTACATCAGGACTGCTTTCTTCCATTCCTAAATCATCTCTAGCTTCCCAAACTTGTTGAATAAAAGTTTTATCTGTTTCTAACAGTTTTACACAAGTTGTTAAAAGAGTGAGCATATTTATCATTTGGTCTCTAGTATCTGCATCATCTTTATTATTCTCTGAATAAACTATATTACCGTCAATATCTCCTGTCCATTTACCTTTTTTATCTGTTAGCAGTGAGAATACGAGTGCGTAGTCTTGGTCATTAATATACATTTTTTATAAATCCTTTCTAGGAGTTTTAAGTGGAATAACCTTTAGTTTTATCTCTTTTCCTTTAGATGTCAACCATTTTTGTGGAATAATTCTGTGAGCACACAAAAAACCTTTCTGGTCGCACCAATCTTGATATGTAGTTTTTGAGCCTTTGTATAACTTGTTGTTTACATTACTAAATATAAACCTAATGTCTAGCTCTGGATGCTGTTTCTGTACTTCTATATGTTTGTATCTATCTTCTGCGTCAAAAAATCCTTTCGTTTCTATTATAATTCCATTGTCTAAAACAAAGTCAGGTGTGTAAGTTCTATATCTAAGGTCTTCCCATTCTATTTTCAAGGCTTCATACCTGACTTTTTTCTGTTTGTCTTTTAAAAACAAAGCTACATTCATTTCTAATCCACTACGATACCGAGCTTTTCTATGTTTTCTATAAACCATATTATTCTTCTACCAATGAAACATAATTAACTATTGGAGGCTCTTTAGCGTTAGATACTTTAGATGGTAGCTCTTGCAAAGTTTCCCAACAATCTTTTTTATATTTACAAAATGTGCAGCCTCTAGGTAAAACATAATTGCCAGAGGGAACTTTTCTGTATGTTTCAGGTTCAGCTTCGTAACATCGTTTAAAAGGTTTATCATTCTGTATGTAATCTACTGTAGCTTTTATTTTTTTGTTGACTTCTTTTATGTCCATTTCTTGAGCAGATACATATTTAAAGTCTCCGTTACCTTTATTGATTACCCACCAACCGCCTACATCTACGCCTAATGCTTGAGCATATCCTGCTAGTTGAGACACGTAACCAAAACTGTCTTCATTAGCTAATGCACCATAAGATTCAAACTTATTTTTAAAAGACCAAGGAGAAGCAGACTTTATATCATCTACAGTATTGCCTATAGTTAAGTCACATTCACCTGTTATCTCTGTGTCATCATCTAATTTAAGAGACACCTTTTGAGAATCATTAAATTCTACGTTGGCTTCTCGTAGTAATCCTTTGAAGACAGCTTCAACTAAATCACCTAATACCATATTCATTAAGAAGTTAGAAGGTAAAGCTTCGGCTACTTCGGGTTTGTTTTTATCATACCATAGTTGGCATGTAGGTCTACCTAAGTTAGACATTCTAAGTTTAAAGTCTTCTCTAGGTGGACCTGCAAACTGGCGTTTTAGTGCAGACTTAACATCAGAAGCTATTTGCTCTAAGTTATCTTCAGAGATAGTTCCTTTGCCTTTTACAGCATTATTTAAGTACGCTCTAATTGCCAGTTCAGCAGGGTGGTTCATACCATTATACTCCTTCTAGTTCATCTGTATCTATGAATTGGTCTATCAATTCTTTATCGTCACCAGACATTTTATCTTTGGAATTAGTGTGGTAGGTATCTGTAACCCAAGTATTAAATGCACTAATCCAATCTAAGAAGTTCTGTAGAGTAACTTGGTCATCTACGGTTATGTCAATAGACTTGCTATCTAACTTAGCTGTAACGACATAATACGTTCCACCTGATACTTTATCTTTTTCTTCAGTGGCGAAAGAGATAAGATGTTGAATAGGTAGATGTTGCATAGTCGCAAGCTTATTGAAAGGCTCACCCATGTTCTTGAAAGAAACCTTTTGGTCTGTTTCAAATAGAACAGGAATCTCAAAATCCTCTACTGGAGAGCCGTTAGCATCCGTAGCATCCTTGACTATAGCTATACCAAAGACATGCCTCTGACGCTTAATTTGAGAGTATATAGCCTTTGTTTTTTCAGGCAACGAACTATAGTCTTGTATGTACCCTGCAGGTTTGCCACAGTTAAATCCACCTGACGTATCCATCAAGTCATTATTTAAACTATCTGATAGAATAGTTTTAATGTACTCACCTCGTTTGCCTGTTTCAGCAGACTTTTTAGGTGAGAAAGATTGAAACCTTTGATATGACTGTCTCTGCATAAAGGGTCTAAGAGATAATGTAGACATATATATCTCTTCTCCATCAGTCTTACGTATGCAAAGAGAACCTGCAGGTACGACTTCAGCTTTTACTTTTTTACCATTTACATCTTGAGTACCCATAATGGATTCTCGTAATACTTTAACTCTAGCGAGTTGAGAAGTCTTCTTCTCTGTTCCAGAGTTTGTCGGCGTAGTTGCGACTCCCATAACTTTAGCCATATCCGCAAAGTTTACAGAGCCGTTAGAGGTTATCAATTCATTATTCATAATATTATACATCCTTTGTTTCTAGCCAATTTGGTCCTATCTTGGCTTCTAATAATAATGGTACGTTGAAGTCTATCCCATAATACTTGTTAATTAGGTCGTGCAGATTTTCATTCAAAGTTTCTACTGCTGCTATCACCTGATGCTCTTCATTAGGATGGACATCAACTACAATCGAATCATGTACTGTATTTACCAGACAACTATAGTGCTTGTCAAGTAGTTTTTCAAATTCTAACAAAACTATTGGCACTACGTCTGCCGTAGCAAATCCTTGTACAGGGTAATTTTTTATCATAGTAAAATTAGTTACGCTTCCATTCATTCTCCTTTTCATGTTTTCAAATTCATATTGTCTTCCAGATGGTGTTTGGATTCTGCCTGTATTAATAGCTTCATTCGCTAATCTACTATGCCATCTAGCTATTCCATTGTACTTAGTCGTAAATTGTTGATAGTAAGCAGCTTCAGCAGGTGTCCTACCGTAGCCACTAGCTCCGTAAAGAGGAGCAAAAGTATGAGCCTTGGCTTCTTGCCTAGATGTAGGTTGCCCTGCATCAGAGATAACCTTGGCTGTATACGCATGAACATCAAAGCCTGTAGATACTTCTTCCATAGCTGTTTTGTCTTGACCTAAGAAAGCAGCAACTCTAAATTCTAACTGAGCAAAGTCAGCTTCCATTATCTTACCGCCATCCCATCTAGATACAAATACTTTCTTTACAGGGAAAGTGCCACCTCTAGGCATGTTCTGCATATTCGGGTTACGTCCACTAAATCGTCCTGTGGATGTAATGTGTTG